CAAATTGAAAATTTAGCATCTGCTTTAAGTAAAGCTCAGGCTGTTATAGAAAACGTTAGCAAGGACAAAAAAGGATTTAATTACAAGTATGCAGATTTGGCTAGTTGTTTAACTGCGGTGAAAAAACCTTTTGCTGACAATGGCTTATCGGTTTCTCAGCTAGTGAGCCAAGACATGAACGGAAAACAAATATTGATAACATTATTGATTCATGAATCTGGCCAATGGCTAAAATCAATATTTGCCGTAGAAAACGTAGTGATGAAGCAATGTAATTCATTACAGCAACTAGGAGCTGGCCTTACGTACGCAAGACGGTACGCATTTTCAGCAATAGTAGGACTTAGCCAAGAAGATGACGATGCTCAAAGTATACGCAAAGGTAATAGTCTCCAAGAAAAAGACGAAGATCTAACCGTGGTAAAGGAATTTATGGATTTATGCATTGAACACAAATTGGATACTAAACAATTTGCTAAATTCCATAATATTGATAGCCAGCATACTGATACTATCACCAACGGCATAATTAATTTTCTTTCACTTAAAGAGCAGTTTTTAAATGAGTCAAATACAAGTACATGCTGACCTTGAACAGGGAAGCGATAAATGGCATGAGTTAAGGCTAGGCAAAATAACGGCCTCCTGTTTTTATAAGCTGCTAGGAACTAAAGCAGCTCGTGAAAAATACCTCTACGATAGAGCTAATGAGATTGTAACTGGTTGTAAAGCAGATGGTGAGGAGTATTTAAATCTTCATATTCAACGAGGCTGGGAACACGAAACCGTAGCCAGAAACAAATATATAACCTCTACATTCACATCAGTTAAGGAGGTTGGCTTAGTACAACTGAGCGATCATATAGCATGCTCTCCTGATGGATTAGTTGGTGAGGATGGTATGATAGAAATAAAAGTGCCAGACTCAAATAATTATTTTCGACATGTTATTGAGATATCAAAAAAGGGTGTAGAGGCCATTGCAAAAGAGCATTATATGCAAATGCAGTTTAATTTGTACGTATGCGCTAGAAAATGGTGTGATTATGTGCTATTCAATCCTAAGCATGCAGTTCAAGGCAACGGATTATTCATTTTTAGGGTGGGATATGACGAGGTAATGCAAGCTCGTATTTCTGAGGCGGTTGATGAATGTGTACCAATAATGAATGAATACGTAAATCAGTATAATAATATATTTCAAAAGAAAGGTGAAAATGAGAAGTAGTTGTGATGAAGTTGATAAACTCATCGGAGAGCGAATTCGTACGCTAAGAAAAATTCGCAGAATAACAGGTAGTCAACTAGGAAGGGAGATTGGCGTTAGTCCTCAACAAGTGATGAAATACGAAAAAGCTATTAACAAAATTTCAGCTAGCAAATTACTTTTAGTTGCGCAAGTTTTGGCACAGGATATCTCTTGGTTCTACAAAGAAGATAAATGACAATATTTAAACCACCAACAAAAGAACAGATTGCTCAAGTCGAAGAACTATCTAAAACCCTGATTCAGAAAGAATTAATGAAGGCTATGGGCTTAGGAGCTAAACAATTTAACAATCTTCGTAGAGTGAGTTCTAAGTTTGATGAGGCTTATCTTCGAGGTAGTGATTCTAATCCTCAGTTTTTACATTTTCTTGCTCCACCAACAAAAGAACAGATTGCTCAAGTCGAAGAACTATCGAAAACCCTGACTCAGAAAGAATTAATGAAGGCTATGAATTTAACGGCTGTAGGATTTAATAATTTCCGTAGGTTAAGTTCTAAGTTTGATGAGGTCTATCTTCGAGGTAGTGATTCTAATCCTCGAGTGAGATTTAAACCCAAACAAATAACACCTTCCTCTAAACTTATGGGAAGGCGTGCAAACAAACCAAAACAAATAGTATATCATGATGTTTTGTTTGAAGAGGAAATCATGAAACTTGCTATGCTTGTGGTTGAAATGCCAGTTGAAGAAGCTATTGAAAAGACAATTGGCCTGTCTAAAGAAAAATACAATAAAGCAAGAAAAAATCAGCCCCACCTTGTGTATACTATAGACGTTGCGAATGCATACAGATTAGAAAACAAAGGCTAGCTAGACTTCCGTGATAACGATACCATAAAGAGCTTCAACCTGTTTCTTCTTCAAGATATACATAGGAGTTTTCATGCCCTTAACATCTTCAACAGTAGTAGTTCCATCCTTCCAAAAACAGACAAAGTCGCTTAAATATTTAACATTACCTGGTAAATGCCAAGGAGTTTGTCTTAGAAAAAATAACAATTCACCTGATTTCTTAAGTAGTTCAAGATTTCTATAATGCCTAGCCTCTTTTTTTGAGGCAAACTTAATACCATCAATTTCAGTGGGTATTGCTCTAAATTTGTGCCTTATCATCTAAAGGCTAATCTCGAGTTTAATTTGTCTATTCCCCATAGATTTACCCGAGTCCTTTTCTAAATAACTCTTGATATTTTGAAATACCTTGTAGGTTATATGGTTTGCTAATTCATCAGGAAAACCCTCGCATTCTTCATGTTTTTCATGCTCTTCATGTTTAGTTTCTCCCTCCATATTTGATCTCATAAAGTCAAGAAATGGGTGTGTATTAACCGCATCCCTGCCCATATGTGAGAAAGAACTCTTTTGTCTTGGTCTTTTTGTAATAGGTTGATGATCGTCTGATTCTTCTAAAATTGGGTTAATCGTACGAGTATCATGAGGCTTTGCCATTTTAGGAAAACGCTTTATCATGATTTCTTTATGCTCTATTACTTTCGGCAAACTAAAACCATTGGGCTTTAATTTATCTAAAAATGACCCCGTCATGTGTTTTATCTCATTTTCATGAGGCATCATGAATTTTGGGATAGATATCCCATCCACCAACGGGTTATTCTTTTTTTTCTCAATTACTTTGCGCTTTATCGCAAATTCTTTTGCTCCTACCATATCGTCTCCTTTATTGTTGTATTAACTATTCCAATATCCAGGGAATGCTGTACCAGCATTTATGCCAGCCTTACTAGCCTCTTTGGCTAACGCAGTACGTTGGTTTCTAAAATCAGCTGGGCCTAGGATGTGTCCACCACGTTGATCCGCAGGGTATGCATGATTATGCGTCATATCTGACATGCTCTGCGACCACCCGAGTGCATTACCTGGGATTGGGGCATAATAACGATCAGCTTCCGCCTTGCGAGCCATTAATTGATTCCAACGATTTAGGTAGATACCACTCTCAGCTTTCAGTCGTTGCAACTTTTGCGCTTCAGCAGCTCTCTCTCTGTCGTTAGCTCGTTGCAAGCGGTTTCGTTCCTGTTTCTTATTAAATACGCCTAATTGTTTCTGTAAATCACTGATGGTTTTATCTCTAGTGTCTAAATCGCTTACACGAGCAGCATTTTCTTTTTGTAATTCACTATAATTAGTATTTAGACTTGCCAGTTGATCTAAGGAGATATTCCGATCTTGCATTCCGCTAAACACATCGCTTAAAGCTCCACGTCTAGCTTGTCCAGCAATAGCTCCTTTCATATGAGGCCATTCCCAACCTGCTTGGCTTTGATAGTCTTTGTATAAATCTTCGTTTTCAGCTTGCTCATTACCCCATTTAGTAGATCCTAACTTGTTCATATCTCTAACATTACCAAGTACATCACTAAATTCTTTTTGCCCATGTTCGCCATATAGACCTAATTGACGAAGGTTAGAGATTTGTCCTTGATGCCCTAAAGATAATTCGGATTTCATTGAGCCTTGTAACAATTTATTTCTTTCGCCAAATGTAGCCTTTGAAACTTCTCTTGCTCTATCCTCGGCTGCTTGAATATGTTGTGGAGAGCCATATTGATTAGCTCGTACAAATTGATGGCTTATAGCGGCTAAATCTTTTTTTAATTTTTGTTTAGCTTCAGACTCAAGTCCTTCAACCGCACCACGCATTCTTTCAGGGACTGCTGCCATAGCTTGCCCCCCAACGCTTTCATTGCCCATTAATTGTCTGGTTAGTCCTTTGCGTTTATCATAAAGAGTATCTTTATATTTAGGATTCATACCTTCTAAAGTGCTATGAGAAGCTTTTATCTCTGGGGTAAGATCTGCGACTAATTGTCCTGGATATGCAGGCCTATCTTTACCTGTCCATTGATTGGTTGGTGCTGATGTATCTACACCATAAGCTCTTAATCCCTGTAAAGCGTCTCTTCCTGCTTGGTCTTGTATGTCTGGGTTAACTCCCAAGGCAGTATTGCCACGCAAAGGTCCGAGTGATTCTCTTAGCATCTGCATTCTTGTAAAAGGTGCATTTGCTTCTTGATTAAATTGATTTTGTGCCGCTCTATTAACTAAATTTGTATGCCCATGTTTTTGCGCTCCAAATTGTTCAAGCGTTCCAGTTAAGCCTTTTCTACGAGCTTCTTTTTGAGCCTGCAAGCCTTTAAGAGTTCTTACCAGCTGTTCATTACTAGATTGCTCCAAAGTACCACTTGCTCTTCCTATATCACCAAAACTTGATTCCGCTTCGGCTTGTCCTCTTCTAAGATCTCTCCGACCTTTTCCTCTAAATCTATCGACTCTTGGATTGTATGATTCTCTAAATTGGTTGCGTAAAGCACCTAACATTTGGTCTTCGCTAAAAGTTTGCTGCCCACGACCCAACATCCGTAATTGATCTTGTATATTTTGTTGGGAAATGCCTGTATTAGGACGATTTAATACAGTTTCTAATTTTCTAGTATACGGAGCAGGTTTTTTTGCAAAGCCTTCTTTTAAAGTTCTAGCTCTTTGAGTAAGGCTAGACATAGGAGCTATTGTTTGCCCCTTATATACTGGATAACCCAAACCAGAGGCTTTTCTTTGATCTCTGGCTAAAACCATTTCAGCTTCGTTAAAAATTTCTTCAGGTGCTAAATCAGATGCATATCTACTTCCTACTGCCATGAACTTAACCTCTCAAATAGCTTGTTAATGATTTTGCCTTTGGTGGTAATTTATGTACAGAACCACCTCTTTGTTTGCGTATATTTTTTAACGCCTTATCTAATCTTTTTGCTCCAGCTGTATTATTTCCATCTCCTAAATGAGCGACAGCATCAGCTGGTATAACGTATTCACCATCAGAAAGGAGAGCCTTTATTTTATCATCTCGCCCTCCCGTTTCTCCTTGAAAATAACGTCCTGATCCTTCTGGGTATTGCATTTCTTCAGCTTCATACATCATATCAGGAGAGACTTCTCCCCCTTCTTGATAAGGCCTAGCTGTACCAGTATAATTAGGGTCGTTGTAATAACTAAACCACTTACCATGTTTTTTACGTTCTTCTGGGGTATGACTTTTACGATATAGGGGGTCAAGATTACCTAACCGCTCCTCAGGTAAGAATTTTTTCCTAGCTACTCTTCTTTTCATTTGCTCTTCAGCAACTAGTGCATTCTCTTTGGCAGACCTCTCTTCAGGAGTTAACATAAGTGCTTTTTGTAAGCGTTTATGTTCATCCGCTTGTTGCTCTGGTGTTTTTTCTTTCTTTTCTTTCGGACGACCCAGCACGCTAGCAGCAAGACTCCCCATTGATAATAGATTGCTAGGATCCATTAGCCTATCTGTCCAACTCCTAGAGGCAACTTCGGATGCAGCCTTGGTGGCAGCATTAGAGGCAGCCTCTGAGGCAACTGCTTTTGAAGCTGCGCCGCTTCCTGAACTTGCCGCACCAGCCGCACCAGCAGCTCCTTCTCCTCCGAACATATTACCCAGACCTATAGAGGGTAATATAGCATTTTGCGCTCCATAATTACTCAAACTACCGCCAATTCCCGTGGCTCCTACTGCATTTGCTCCACTACCAAGAAGGGCGGCGCCTGTAGGTGCAGCAGCTCCCATCATACCACCTCTAAGAGCAGCTTTTCCTAAATCCTTGCGGCCACGAAACACTGACCCTGTCGCTCCACCTAAAGCTCCACCTATCACTCCACCTATCCCTGGTAGAAGCATATTACCAATAACCACTCCTGCTGCTGGTCCTAGTACACTTTTAAACCATTTCCCTGGGCTGTTGAAAATACCAAATTGCGGTAATCCAGTTTTCTTATTAATTGTCCCACTACCGCCCATTTCCTTTAGCATCATGGCTTCTAGCGGGTTAATATGAGCTAAGACAGTATCTTCACCCTCTCCTTGCTTTCTAATCATCTCAGCTAACATAGGATAAGGACTTTTTTCCTTACTAGCTTTTTTCTTTTTTACTTTTCCACCACCTGCATAAGCTACACTATTCTGACCTGGAATATTAGCAGCAGGCATTGATTGAGAAGGAGGAACAGGATAAGGGATATTATTGTTCATCATATTGGGCAACATCCCACTTTGAGCATACGGCTCTGTGTTTAATGGCATAACTGTATTTTGGTAACCACTATTAAATCTTGTATCAAACATTCCTACCTTCTTTTATTAAATTTCTCATTTACCAGCAAATAGACGACTTTCGCCCATTCTTGCCAATCTGTAAAGTCTTCCTTCCGCTCTCCTTGAAAAAGAGAAAAGGGAGGGGGGACGTTATTTCGTGCAAAAATACCTCTTCCAACTACGAACTGACCCCATTCTTTCCACTTCTGCTCGTCATCTAAAAGAGGAAGATAGGCCTTGGGATAATCGACTACTAACGCACCAGCCCAATCATTCAAAGTTATATATTCTGGCCAAACTACTGCCATTATCGTGCATCCCCCATACCAAGTAATAATATTATCTTGCCAACTTCAAAACCATTTTCTGAGGTGAATGTAAGGCTCATGTTTCGCCCTTGAACTCTCATATCAAGTTTCGGTGTAGTATTTGTAAAAGCCTGAGCTGGGCTTCTAACTATAACGCTTTGAGCATATTCCTGTGTATTGACTATTACAGAAAAATTTATGTTTATAAGGTTTTCTAGATTTACAAAATCAGGTTCTATTCTTTGCAGGTCTATCCATCTATTAATTAATTGAGATGGTTTAGCTCCTTTGTCAACTTTTGGAGGAAACGCTACCCATGAAATTATAGGAGTTGTAAAAGAAGAAACGATTGGATCTATCACTCTAGCAGCAGCACGAACCGCATCTTGTGTAGCTCCCACCTCATGTTTCCAAAGATTGCTCTCTATTAAATCTTGTTCATTCGCAAGGAATCGTCCATAACTACTCATAAAACCAAAATCAGCGGAAAATACACCAGCTGTTCTAGAAATATTGGTATCGTACCAAGTATTTTCTCTCTTGTTGTATACTATGGCTCTTGAGTTCGGTCCTAGGATGCCTCTTACTGGATAAAACCACCATATCTCACCATACTTTGTGTTTTTTACGCCAAAAACTTGTTGACGCCTATCCATATCAATATTGTCATAAAAGTAATTGAGATTTAAGCGGTTATCTAGTTCTTGAACTGTACCGTTATAGACAAAAAACCTATCCGTTCCAGGCCAGAAATATATCCCATCATACTCAACTACGCATTTACTGGATAAAATAGAGGAGCTGTTAGATTGTACATCAACAGTAAAATTATCGTTGCCAGCCAGTCCTGTATTTGCGAACCTTACAACAGAAGATAAAGTCCAAAAAAGAATAGTTGGGCTAAACTCCCCGCCACGAATTGGACTACCATAAATAACTTTATCAGCGGAAATAACATTAGATCCACTACCATTTCCTTCTAAAAAAATAAATGGATTATTTGTTCGGCTGTATTGCACTAAGCCATTAGAGCCGTATAAAAACAGATAAGGTGCGCCAAAGACTAGACCACCAGTGATTAATGGATTGACACCTGCATTAAGCGTCAGTTCAGCTGGGCCAGCATTGGCATTCGCAATGTTTTTTCTATAAAAGATAGGTGGCCCTAAGTTGCTATTTATATTTAATGCATTTCTGGTTCGCATAAATACTCTATAAGAGGCTAATCCTCCAGTATCAACAACGGTTTCAGTATTCCACATATCCTCTGCTTGGGCTATGTAATTGAATAATACATTATTGCTAATAAACGTCCAATTAGGAGCATTAATTTGTGCTCTAATTCCAAGCTCACCACAAATAAAAGTTAAAGACTCCCCTCCAGCTCTCCAAGGAAAAATAGATAAATCAGTAACTCTCTGCATATTAGCAGCTGTACTAGCTCCCTTCATGCCCCCTATTTTTCGTACCTTGCCTCTTTGAAATCTAACCCATTGCCCATCAAGACAATACTCTGATTGAAATTGAGTGCCATCTCTTTGGATGCCTGCGTTATATACTAAAGGATAAAGATTAGAGGCCATTAGTCTTTATCCCTCTTGCTTAATCTATCGGTGTATCTTTCTTTAGTATCCACAAGAAGATCTTTTAAGGCTCTGGCGTATAAAGCTTCAAATGTCGATATACGCTCATCATCTTTTAAGAAGGGTATAGCTTCAAATAGACAGGCATATAAAAGAAGACTTGGATATTTATCGGTAAGAAAATTTACAGGGTTTTCTTGATTGAATAACGGCAAACTTAAATAAATTAGCTCATAATTTAAAGCAAGTGTAGGGGTGGGAGTAATAAAGATCTGCCCCGCCCCTGCATTTGACGTAGGCATACTATAATCTGCATAAAACAAAGGATTACCCCTTGTAGCTGAATTAGGTGAATATGTTTTACAAAACTCATAAGTTCTTGGTAATACGTAATTAGTGATTGGTTGAGCACCGGGAATAATATAGCTAAAACTAATTGTCTCTTTCCAATCTATGGGTTTTGGAATCAAAGGACTATTCTCAGTAAACTCAGGATTACCAGGTACAATTTTCTGAAAGCCAATACTTCTAGCTTCACTATAAATTCTACTAACGCCTTGATTAATAAAATCAGGGATTTGACTTATAAAAAACTGATCCGTTCTATTAGAGTAATCCTCTATTTGTTGGGTTAAAGAGTTGTAATTCATGTTATTTTTCCTCCTTCTGTCTTGGCTTACTTAGAGAATAAGCGGCCGCAGGGATACCAACTTTTGTTAAAATTGATTTTAAACTCTGCTCATTTTTAATGGAACTTACGGGGGTTAAGAGTAATTTAGCAGTATCGGGATCTAGTAATGCCTTCTCTAATAAAGATGTTATCTGTTGTTTTTCATAATCTTTAGCCATGTCATATACTGGCGTTAAATATTTTCCACCTGGAATTTTATTTATTAGTTTCTTGCCTATGGACTGTTTTACTGGATTAGTAAGACCCTCTAAAAGGGTGGTTTGAGATTGCGTATTAGAGCCAACACCCCTCCCCATAGTAGCTACCATGTTACGTCTTTTTAGAATGCCTTTTACATCATCTAAAACCTTGACCTGATCTTTATCAAAAATATATTCAAGCTTTCCTTTATTCTTTTTTAAAAAGTTATTTACTTTATTATACGAAAGATTTTGTTGTCCAGAAGCGTTTATAGAAGAAAGCTCAGAGGTATTTAATAACTTATCGACTACTGAACCTCTTATTATATCCATGGTTTTCTTACTTTTCCCCACTTGAGATACCAAAGCTCTGGTATTATCTAAGCTACCACGCAATATCATGTCGGGAATTTTCTCTGGGGAAGTTAAAAACTCTTGATTAAAAACATCTTTTTTGACAATCTTGCCTAGAAGAGGCTCTTTTTCGATAGCAGAGACTGGTTTGGATAATCGGGCGTAAGCAGATCTTGCTATTTCTTCCTCGGGTATTTGAGCCATATCTTTGAGAAGATTAGATTTTGCTTCTGATAAAACTCGAGCCACTTCATGATTACCAGATTTCTTAGCTGCGCCAATTCTCCCAGAGATGTCTTTTAGAGCGTTAGTTAGCTCAATTGGCACAGGTTTACTCGAAACTTCTTTTTGAAGCTGTAACCGTGCTTTCTGCCCTAAGTTGCTATATAATTTATCAAGATTAGCCACGTCTCTTTTAGATGTAGTATTACTTCTAATAATATCTTCAACATAATTGAGATTCTTTTTTATGTCTCCTTTCGCAAATTCACCTTCTCTTTGTAGAAAAGCTTGCGTGTTTGGAAGATCAACACCTTGTCTTATCTGATTCACTTTCTGATAAAGTGGTTCGGTGACGTCTCCCCTTATTTGTTTCCTGCTTTTTAATTCTTTAGACAAGTAATCCCTAATAGCCTCGCCTTGCTTTTCAGGCTCTAAACCCACTTTAGGAGACAACATATTTAATTGTTTTTTCATGATACTATCAGCAAGAGCTTGTTTTTCTGCAATAGCTGGAATGTTAGGCGATAAGGCTCTATCAAGCCCTGAGATTCCTGTGTTCTGAGCTAATTCAGCGGTAGTTAGCCTTGTATCAAAAGGAGTTGGAGCGTTTAAATTTTTGATTACCTTTTGAATATTTTTCTCACCGACCCGATCTTTTAAAATATCACCAGCTGCACTTGCGATCTGTTTTTTCTGTCCTGCTGTAGTAAATTTATGCAATAAATTACCAGTTCCTTTTACAGACTTTACTGCTGTAGCTGCTGCAAATGGTGAAGCAAATGATGAACCAATATCAGCGACTAGCGGATCAACTCCTCCTTCTTGCAGTACGCCACTTGTTAAGCCAATACCAGCACCTGTAAGAGCACCCTTTAGTGTTCTGCCAGCCTGAGCTGACGTAGAAGCTCCTTTAGCCGCCTTTGCACCCTTGGCGAACAAACCCCCTGGAAGAGCGAACTCTAGACCATGCATAGCTACTCTCTGCGCTCCTGTCGTGGGTTTAGGTTCTAAATCAACCCCTGTTTTAGTATTTATATATTCTTTAACACCCCTAGAAGTTGGAATATTTCGGCTTAAAATATTAATTTCAGGAGTTTCTATTTCTGACCCTGGATATCCCATTAATGCAAACTTTCTCCGCTGTGATTCGGCTTGGCCTCTAGCCAATCCTTCTAATCCTTGAACAGCTAGACCTGGTAAATCAGCAATATCACCCGCTACTTTTAAAGCAGATTTGCCAATTAATGCAGGCCAAGAATCGCCAGTTTCCTCTGGAGAAGACGTTATTTTATACTTATCCCATTTGTTTACAGGGGATTCTTGAGAAGGTTGAATTTTATATTTATCGTATTTATTCATTTTCCCCTATAGGAGTAAAACCATCATTAATAGCTCCCTCAACCTCATTCCTAGGAATGGAATATTGTTCACCGTTTTGATCCTGCATTAATATAGAATTTTGATCAGCTTCGCCTGCGGCATTTTGTAGGTTAGCCGCTTCCATTTCCATTTCGTCTATATCGTTAGCATCAATAGCGATTCCTAAATCAGAACTTAATTGTGCAGCTTTGTAGTAAGTATCCATCTCTTTGGTGATAGACGACATCTTTTCCTTCATGGTTTCAAGGTCGTCATTTTTCATATCAGGGAAATTCGGCTTTAATCGATCGTACATACCCTGACCTAATTTACCACCACCAGCTTTTATAGCTTCTAAAGTGGCGGTTAGATTACCCATCTTTGCGCCCAAATCCTTTCTAGCCGCAGTTTCCTTTTGAAGGTCTTTATTATTACTAAATTTGCCAAAGAAATCCTTCGCTGGATTAGCTAGGCCTGAATAACCCCCGATTGGTTGAAAACTATTCTTCTCGGTCAATCCCTTTAGTTTATCCCAGCTTTTATTTATTTCTTTAACGGCTAAGTAGGTATTACCTGCGCTTTTTTTGAATTTATTAGCCTGCCTCTGTTCTATTTTATCTAAAGGACGGAAAGAGCGACCTTCGATGTTTACTAACCCGTCATCACCCCCAGAGTTTCCAGTACCTCTAGAATTACCCATATTATGATAGCGTACCTGCTCAGCATGCTGTTTTTCAGCCATGCCCCTTCTCCACGCCTTCTCCTCATCTTGCCCAAGTCTTCTATCTTCCGCCGCTTGATGAGCGAGTATTTGATTAGCAATGGCGTTATTTTGAGTAAGCGCAGCATCTTCTGCATTATCATACTCTTGAATTGCTGGTGATAAAGCTCTGCCAAACAAACCTAAATTGTTCAAAAACCCTTTTTGTTTAGGCTGTTGGGCTATATTATTACCAAAAGCTGCCATTGAACGCCTGAAGGCTTTGTCCTGCTGTTTATCAGTCATCCCAAGCGACTCACGTGCGCTTGAGATGGCTCTATTAATACCAGCATCATAAGGATTATAAGCCTGTTGAGGCACTTGAGCTTGTTCCATATCAGGCGTCTGATTTGACTGCTGCTGATTTTCTATATAATTTGCAATCGCTGGATTCATTAATCTACTTCTTTACAGTTGGTTATTCTATCATCGTCTATCTCTAACCTTCCCATTGAACAGGAGGAAAGAGAAAGAGAGATAACGATAAATAATATAATTTTGCTCATGTTTTACCTTTTAAACGGTTGCTATCACAACCCAAGCACCATCAATACGAGCTGTGAGTACATTGTTTGTCGTGTCGTAATACGTAAAGCCATTTACTTCGTTTGCTGCTACTTCAACAGCCGCCTCAGTTCCACTTGGGATTAGAACTGGAGAGCTTCCAGCTACAAGACCTGTTCCAATAGCTGTTGAGCTACTAGTTAGAGTATTCCAAGTGGCGTTTTGGCGAACTTGAAATAAGAGCGTGTCTGTATTGTATATGATAGCTCCATTAGAAGCCGTAATAGCGTCTCTTTGAACCGTAGTTAACTGCGGTGCATAGAAACCATTATTGGTAGTAGCTGAAGATTTTGCGACCACTTCAAGGCCGCCATTGATACGTGTTATTGCTGGGACTGTCATAAAATTCTCTTTTAATTTTTTAAATAAAACTATTAAGATTCTTTTATGGACAAGAATAAGTAACCAGATACGATTTTAAGTTTCGTAGAAACTCAGATTGCTAAGGGTAGTTCATTAAGTCTAGTATAGCTGATGTCTAAATCAACTATTTGTGTGTAGCCGTTAGTAAAACACTCTAGACTATCGACTACACTTGGATTGGCACTATATTCAAGAAAGATTTGTAGCCCTAATCTTGCTATAACGTCTACAGTTTCATGCCCCTCTATCTCAAATTCATTAATGTAATATATCTCAACTGGGGAAATTTGCGTCCTGATTTTTTTTAAATTAAATCGAATATCCTGAACCCCCCTATTACAAACTATTAATCCGTTAACTAATAATGTATTAGCATCAGCCACTAAAATAGTTGTTGGCGTTTCACTTACACTAGCGAAAGGATTACTCGGATAATCTACAAAAATTCCCATAAATTATTTATTCCACCAAGCCGTCATTACTTTCTGGAACTGGAACTATTGCTTTTAATTCCTTTAGTGATACGTCTACTTTATCACAAAGATTTCTTAAAGCTGTACAGCCATTTTTATATTCAGGAAGTGAGGGTGCATTTGCACTAAAAATTTGAGCAGTTAATGATTGAATGAATTGTAAATCAATAGCTAAACTATTAACCATAATGCTTCTTTTTTTTTGCTCTTCTATAAGTGTTTCAATATTATTCATATAATTTCCTATTTATAATTTTGGAATCGTTTCTTCAACTATTACGATAAGCTCATTTACGTAAACTTCTTCTTTTCGACATGTTGCAATAGCTTCTTGAGAAGTTATTATTTGTTCTCTAAGTACGGCTATATTTTGTTCTTGCATAAGAATTGCTTGATCTATACTAAGTTGCAACTGCTCCTCTTGTGCAATTAATCCGTTATAACGAAGCAATTCGTTCTTCAAATATTCTAGTAATTCTTCTTGATTCATTATTTAGATCTCTCTTTTATTATTAATTTTATTATTATAACATAGATTTTTTAATTTGTTGATTTTATGCATTTATAATCATCCAATTCACTGTAGCTGTAGTATCAAGCCCATTCGTTGAATAAACTGTAAAACTTGTCCCATTAATTATTGATCCAACTATTGTTGTACCAACATTCAAAAGAGAAGGTAATGCAGCTCCACTATTTCTAGTTACGAGTACTGTAGATGAAGTAGTGATTGCCCCTGTAGCAACTGTAATCCCAGTAGTACCATCTAGTGTAGCCGTTCCTGAAGTGAGGTTAGTAGTTGCTGTCACTAAAGTACCTGTATGAGAAGACGTTCCACTGGTGAATTTTGGTAATCCACTTGTAACAGAAAATATCCCATCATTGACAACACCAGGAGCTGCTGGAACGGAAGAACTTGTAATATAAATTAATGGAATGCTAGAATTGTCAGTACCTAAATGCAAAGAATAAGCGGGAGATGATTTTCCTATTCCCACAAAGCAGTTTGATCCTAAGACAATAGAGTTAGAACTACCTACTTTTGCATTGTATCCAATAGCTGCGGCATTTGTAAGACCACTAGATAAAGCGTCCGTATCGTAACCTAGAAATAAACAATTAGTATAAGAAAAAAACGACGCTGAGTTGTAACCTAAACCCACGTTGCCTGATCCAGTGTTAGAAAATAAAGATAATTGTCCTACGGCTAGGTTCTGTGATCCAGTCGTGTTAGAATATAAAGATAATTCTCCTACGGCTAGGTTCTGTGATCCAGTCGTGTTAGAAAATAAAGAGGATGCTCCTACGGCTAGGTTGTTAAAGGCAGTTGTGTTAGATCTTAAAGAGGATACTCCTACGGCTAGGTTGTGAAAGCCAGTCGTGTTAGAAAATAAAGAGGATGCTCCTACGGCTAGGTTGTTAAAGCCAGTCGTGTTAGATGTTAAAGAGGATACTCCTACGGCTAGGTTCTGTGATCCAGTCGTGTTAGAATATAAAGAGGATTGTCCTACGGCTAGGTTGTTAAAGGCAGTTGTGTTAGATCTTAAAGAGGATACTCCTACGGCTAGGTTCTGTGATCCAGTCGTGTTAGAATATAAAGAGGATTGTCCTACGGCTAGGTTGTTAAAGCC